CTGGTTCAGGACTGTCCAGCGATGCGAGCGGGTCGTTTCGGCGGAGCTGCCCCAGTTCGTGTGCAGGAACTCCTCGAGCATCTCGGTCCCCCCCGGCCTGCAGAACGCACCAACCTCGGGGAGGTCGTCGTGCGCGGCTGCGAGCCAGGCCAGTACCTGCTCGTAGGAGTCGAGCGTGTTCCGGGCGAGCCCGGCGAACTGGATCTCGTTGAGGTAGCGGCCGACGGTCTCACCGACGGGTGAGGCGCGGTACGCCTTGTTTTTCATGTCGAGCCCTGCCTCAGCCGCGAGGTGGCGGATCAGAGGGCCGAAGCGAATAGGATCCGTGACGCATGGGAGCGATGACCTCCTGTGCCGGGCCCCGGACGCGCCAGCGTTGCGGGGCCGTTTGCTGAATGGGAGGAGGATACCGCTCATGCGCGCCGGATCGGGTAGAGGTCGTGTTCGGCCTGCCGGGTCCGCCACGCTTCCCGGCGGGCCTTCTTGCGGCGGCGGCGGGCCCGGGACGCGAGCGTGAGCTGGACGATGATCGCGGTGACGATCAGCGCCGCGGCCGCGCCGGCGGCAAGCAGGAGCGGGGTCACAGCTCGGCGGCCTGCTGGTAGGCGCGACGGACCCGGAGCTGCGCCGCCCCCAAGGCGATCAACGCGATGCTGATCTCGCCTTCGACGCGGCTGCCGGCGGTTGTGCGGTTGTCGATCTGGGCGCGGATCGCGCGCAGCTGCTGGTCGAGGACGGTGATGCATTCCTCGAGCTCGCCGAGCATGCCGCGGAGCGCTGCCGGCGCGACCGTCATTCGCCGAGGAGAAGCCAGCTCGCCTTGACGCGGGTCACGCGGGCGATTTGGACGAACTGGCCGTCTGCAGGAGTCGATCTCCCGGTCTCCCAACGGCGGACGGTGTCGACGTGAACGCCGAGCGCGTCGGCGAGCTCGGACTGTGTCTTGTTTGCGTCCAGCCTCGCGCGCCGGATCCGTGTCTCATATCCCGGTGCCCCCCGAATCCTGCCTCTCGGCATTGGATCATCGACCGCCGACAACGTCATTGCCACCCCCCGGTCATCTGTCGCCATATCACACGGAAAGCAGCAGAATCACCCCCTGGCGCGGTTATAGCAAGTAGCATTTGCCGCTTATTGCGAGGTTTCCTTCGCGTGACTGTTACGGATTGTCCGCTAGCTGTCCGCCGTTTGCACGGTTGGTTGGGTTTCGGCCACTTCCGGAACGGAGGTGGCGGACTGGCACGCTAGCCCCTTCCATGACCCAGGCGGACCTCAATGGCGTCAGGCGGGCCGCTGCCCGTGTCGCCACGGCCGAGTGTGCGCTCGACCGCGCGATGGCGAAAGCGCAAGCTTCCGGGGAATCGCTGCGCGACATCGGCAAGGCCGCGGGGTTCGGCCACCAGAAGGTCTCGGACCGATTGAAAGCCGTCGACGGGAGTAGGGGCCGGCCGCACTCGGATGAGCGGCACGGCCCCCACAGCCAAGGTATAGGGCGTACAGTGAATGGGTGAACACCATCCGTTCGGTGATGGTGGAACTCGGATAAGGGGTCAGGAATGAAGGCAATGATTCTCGCGGCACTGGCTGCGGCGGTGATGGCTGGGACAGCGAATGCTGCGCGGCTGCCGTACTACGTGAGTCGGCAGCAGGTTGAGGCGTCGATCCGTCTCGAAGGTCTGCAGATGTACGGCTATCACCTCACCGACGTCTACCGGGTCGCGTGCAAAGGTCGGGGGCGAGACGGTGGCGGCCGCTACCACCTCTGGCGTTGCACAGCTCGCTCAGCGATAACCGGGAAACCCGCCGTGCTGTACGTCACCACCTACGCCGCTAAGGGTGGCGGCTGGGGCTGGATCTGGCACCTGTAAATACTTACTTGCCGTTGCGGTTGGGGAGCGCGACCACGACCATCGCGACCCCGCCGAGCAGCCCCAGCACGGCGAGCAGGTCAACGTCAATGTTGCGGTTCCGGATCAGCACGATCAGCGAGATCACCAACACGGCGACCGCGAGCAGGAGCAGCCACACCTCTCGCTTGATCGCGCTCACAATGGCCGGCCGGCGTCGAGCTGTTTCCCGACCAACGGGGCACCGTGGGTGTAATTGCTGTGATGCGTCATCTGCTGCCCCGAGCCCCACAGCCGTTCGACGTTGATCCCGACATGAACATGAGGGGCGTCCGGGTGGGCCGCGACCTGCCCGACAGCCTGGCCGAGCGCGAACCGCTTCCCGACAGGGGGTGAGCTCGTGAGGTGGCCGAACCACCAGCGGAGCCCGCTGTCGCCGTCGGCGTAGAACGCGACCCCGTGCGAGGCACCACCGGTGCGGGTGACGGTCAGCGGCTCGGGGGCGAGCACGTTCCGGCCGGCGTACCAGACATCGTCGAAGGCCGGATACAGGGGGATCCCCGAGGTGGCATGGGTGAGGTCGTGGTCACGCACACCCTGGCCGCCGGTCTCGACGGGGCCGAGCCCGATCGGCTCCGGTCCGGGCTCGGGCTCGGGCTCCTGCCCGTGGAACATCTGCCAGGCCTGGTCGATCAGCCCGGCCGCGGTCGCGTCCATCGCCATCTCCCCCGCATGCGGCAACCCATCCGGAACACGGATCGAGCGCAACGTATTGAACGTGTTCTTCCCGATCCAGCCGGTGTCGTTGATCCCTTGTTGGCGTTGCACCCCGGCGACCCCGGTGTTGATCACGTTCCCGGAAGTGCCGTGCGCGAACGCGTTCGAGTAGGAGTCGTCGAACGGCTGCCACGGCCACCGGCCCGCCCTCGAGACCGTCCGCTTATAGGCGATGACGTCGGGCCCGTCGACGCTCGGCTGTTTGCCCTGCCCGCTGGCGTCTGGGGGGTAGAGCGGGCGGGGGAACCCGGCGACCTTGACCATCGGGCCGCCCTTGTAGGGGTGCTGCCACCAGTCGCTCATCAGCTCACCCTGGCCGGGATCGCGCTCAGCCAGCGGTTGCCCCAGGTGCCGGTCGAGGAGACCCGTCTCGGCCAGATCACCATGCGGCGGTTCGCTTTCGCCATCTGCTCTTCTCCTTGTGGAGGAAGGTGGACGGGAACGCCATCGCTACGAGACCCTGATCGGCGTGACCTCGATCGTGCGCGCCTGGCTGATGTTGTAGCCAGCCCCGGACACCTTCATCTGCGTTGTCACCAGCGCACTAGCAGATACCCCGTTGAACCTTCCGCGGGCTACCCCCGGCCCGGTGTAGAAAGGCAGAAAAGGAGCCCAGACCGCGAAGGTGTCGGCTGAGGCTGTAGCGCCGACCGCAACCGATGTGAAGGCGGTGCCGCCGGACGTGTCCGCCTTCTGCAGCGCCGTCACGGCGATCAGCCAGTCGCCTGCCCTGGGCAACGTGAACTGGGCGGGGGAGTTGCCGTTGACGTAGCTGGTGGAGTTTTGCTGGTCGTAGCTCTGCGTCACGACAATCGGCGCCCCGCCGACGAACTCCCACTTGTACGTGGAGCTCGAGCCGGCGTTGTAGCGGAACTGCCAGTGATAGGCAGGGTTCGTGGTCGAGTCGACAAGGATTGCCTCTTGCCCGTCGGCTGGGCTGGCCGGGAGGGTGGTGCCGTAAGCGGTGAAGCGACCAAGCGTGGTTTCGACGTCGGTGGCGAGGTTGCCGATGTCGGTGGGGACGTCGGCGGGGTCGGTCGGGGCGGGGTAGCGGAGCGCGTACTTCGGGGTCGTCGGCATCAGGGTTTCTCCTATCCGTTCTTCAGCGCGTTGTAGGTCGCGTAGCGGCTCTTCACCGCGCCGTAGTTGCTGTTCACGTTCTTGACGGTCTGGTAGGTCATCACGTTCGCGACGAGATGCCCCATCGGGCTCGACGGCCACGCCCCGGCGGTTTTCGGCCCCCAGAACTGGGTGGTGGCGAGGTCGAGGTACACGCTCCCGTCAACACCAATCCCCGCGTTGGGGGTTCCCGTGCCGGACATGAAGCTGGAGGTGCCCGAGACACCAGGTGGGCCAGGTGGGCCTGTGCCGCCGCCGCCGCCGGCAGCGATCCAGGTGGTGCCGTCGCTCTCATACAGGATCGGCATCAGAAGGTCGGGTAGGTGAAGTCGAGCACGAGCCCGGCGGAGGTGGGTTTGGGCGGCGCGGGCCTGATCACGAGCGTTGCTGTTGCGCCGGGGGTGCCGCTGCTGGCGGCGTTCCCGGGCCAGGTGATCGCGCCTGTGGCGCCCGAGGTGAGGCAGGGCGCGTCGCTGATAACGGTCTCGACGGTGCCGAAGCCACCACCGGCGGCGTCGCTGCGGGTCGTGAACGTCCCCTCGTTGGCGCTTCCGGTCGGTGTGCCGAATCCCGGCGACACCATCAGCATCCCCGCCACGGGCAGAACCATGTCGTTCTGGGTCGCGTTGACGGTCGGTGCCTGCGGCGTGTTCCCCGTCCACTGTTGGAACGCGGACGCGCGGACAGCGCCGTCGTTGATGTTGCCGTTCGGTGCGTACACACCGGAGTAGTACGCCTGTACCGTCTGCCACGTCCGGGATGTGAGCAGCGCGGCGTGCGAGGTGCCGATGGTGGTGCCGCTGATCGCTGCCCACACCTCGATCCCGACCCCGGTGGCCGAGGGTGCCTGTATCCCGATTCGCGCCCAGCCGCTGGATGGGCCGATGTAATCGGTTGTGTACTGGCCGGTGTTTGAGTCGACCCAGGGGCCCGACCCGGCCGCGACACCCTGGAACGCGAGCACCGCGACGATCAGGTTCCCGACCGCGCCGGCGCGGGGAAGCGAGACCGTGGTGCCGGTGCTGTGCGTCGGCGAGGCAGTCGTGACAAACGCGATCGCCATCAGCTACAGCCCATAGATCCACATTCCCGACCCGGCGGCGAGGTTCCCCGCGGCGGCCGTGACGGCGAGCCTCGTGATCGCGCTGGTCGAGCGGTACCCGATGTGGCGCCGCACCAGGTTCAGGTTGGCCGCGGTGGCGTCCATGATCCCGTCGAATCCATGCCCTGTCTTCCAGTAGGTCGTCCCGGTGTAATTGTTAATCCAGAAATCGACGTCCGAGGCGTAACCGGTCGATCCTGCGGCACCGTGAATGTTGAGCTGCCACGAGGTCTGTGCGAGCGACGACGCGAACACGCTCGAGACGTTCTGCGCTGCTGCGCGTTGCAGGTCGTAGTTGGCGCCGCTGTCGTTGTTGACCGTCACGTTCGCGATCGTCGCGGCGGCCGCGGTCGTGCTGATCAGCAGCATCTTGATCCACAGGTGGGTCGCGGTCTGCGCGACCCCGCCGGTGCCGGTGTCGATACTCGCTTGCGGCGAGGCGAGCACCTGCGAGTAGAGGAGCTGCATCCCGGCCCCGGCCGGGCCGACCGGTGTGAGGAACCCGGCCGGGTTGATCGTCGCGAGGAGCGCGCTCTGGTTGTCGATCCCGGCGCACACTTTCGCGATGTCGGCCGTGGGCGTGAACCCGGCGGGGAGCACGACCGCGGCGGCACCGAACGCGCCACCCCCGATCGCCCCGACGATCCTCGCGCCGCCAGGCTCGGTGCGGTACATCAATGGGCTGTAGCTGCCGTCGGAGAGCGCGACGTTCCCCCACCCGTTCGCGAACGCAACCCCGGAAGACGCTCCCGCGGGCGCCGTCGCGGGCGCGACCGGGGTCGCGAAGAACCAGGTTCCCGGTCCGGTCGCGTCCGGTGGCGTCTCGTCGGTCGAGAGGTAGAACGCGCCCTGGTTCCCGATCCCGGGGGCGGGCCGGTCGGCGATCGCGCCGACCATGTGGACCCGTTCGAGCCACGGGATCGAGTCCGGGTTCCCGGGGGCGTGATCACGAGCGTGGATCCGGGGTTTCTCAGCCATCAGGGAAACATGCTCGTGTCCGACGGGCCCGGGCTGATGTCCAGGGTCAAGGTGACGTCGTCGTAGCCTTCCGCGCCCGCGGCGACGCCGTCACGGATCCGGCCGGCGCAGCTCTCGTGGATCCCCTGCACGAACCAATGCTGGACGGAACCGTTGAACCCGCCGCCGCCGGGGCTGTTGATCGTCACGTCGATCTGGTCGCTGATGTCGACTTTCCCGAGCAGTCGGTGGACTTCGCTCGAGCCGGGGTCACCGGGCCGGATCGGCCGGAACCCCAACGTCGTGATCCGGTCCACGGGGGTCGCGTAGTTCGCAACTTTGTACTGCGCGAACCGTTTCGTCTCGACGAGGGCGGTGGTGGTGACCCCGCCCGCGTAGCGGCCCTGCGCGGTCAGCAGGTTCGGCGCGGACCAGGTGCGGAACCCGTACTTGTCCCGGGACGGGCTGGTGACGCCGACGGCCGGGTAGATCTGCGACTGGATCTGGGTTGCGGTCGCCGAGATCGGGTACGCCTGCGCGGTGTTGACGATGAACGTGCGGCCGTGGTTGAACGCGAACTGACGCAGATGCGCGACCGTGGCGGGGGACGCGTTGACGGCGTCGCCGTCGCCGGCGTGCCAGTGATGCCAGTCCCACACATCCGAGGTGACCCCGGAGGCGACCCCGACCGGGTCGAACACCGCCTCCCGGCCGTGCACCGCGAGACGGCCGAACCGGTCCGGGTAGCAGTTCGCGAGCTCGGGGAACTCCGCGTCGGTGGTCTCCTGGATCGCCGCCAGCGCGGTCTCACCGGAGGTGTACGCGACCGGCCACACATCGACGTTCAGGGAGAACACGACCGCGAACGCGGAGTTGAACACGCTCCCGGTGAAGCTGCCGAGACCGGCGTCGGCGAGGATCCGCTCGACCCGGTAGTTCGCCGCGTCGACGCTGTCGGGGGCGCCGTAGTAGATCTCGGTGCCGGCGGGGGGCGGGTCGCCGAAGTAGCCGGGGTACATCTCGATCGTCTCCAAGATCTCGAAGATGTCGACGAGGCCGAGCTGGAGCTGGTTGACCTGCTGGGAGGGGTCGAACACGTAGTCCCACTCGGCGACGAAGCCGCGGAACCTTGTGTCCCACGCCGCCAGGACAGGGTTCCAACGGCAGATCGCGGCCTGCAACAACGGTTCGATCTCCCCGAAATACGGGCTGGTCGGGTTCGTCGGGTCCAACAAACCGTGACGGTCGTTGATCTGCACCGTCGCCGTCCCCCCGCCCGTCCGTTGCGTCTCCGAGGGGCGGCCGCGGTCGATCTGGTAGGACGCGACGAGGGTCTCTTTCGCGGGGTCGTCGAGCCGAACCCAGGTCGGGGCGGGATTCAGGGTCGTGTTGCCGAACGCGAGGCTGATCCCGGTCGGGGCGGCCACACCTAGCGGCCCCGCCGCGGCCGCGGCCGCCGTTTCGCTCTCGCCTCGAGCGCGTTCTCGAGCGAGGTCATGTCCTGGACGCCGTGGAGATGGAGGCCGCCATGGATCACGACCCCGCCGGCACCCGCGTACGCGGGTGTCCGGTTCGGGACGAGCCCGTGCGCGGTGCGGCGGAACTTGATCACGTACTGGCTCGTCTGCTGCGCGAGCTGCTGGTTGATGTTCTCGATCGCGGTGTACACGTCGATCCACGCCTGCCCGACCAGCCGGCCGCTCTTCAACGCTCGCATCGCGGCGGCGCGGATCCGGCGCAACACCTGGTTCTGGTCGGCGGTGGTGCCGAACGCGCCCGCCCGGGCCTGCGCGATCTGCAACGCCATCGATGGCTGCCAGCCGGTGATCGGCCCGTACGCGCCCAGGTAGCCGTGCAGCCCGGCCGCGAACCCGCGCGTCTCGCTGCCGGCGAACGCGGCCAGCCCGGGGATCGCCCCGGTCCCACTGACGCGGCCCGGGAACCGGAGCCGCCGCGTCGCCACGGTGCTCGCGGCACTCGAGGCGAGCGCGGACCCGAGCGACGGGTACTGCAGGATCGAGTCGGCGGGAGTGAGGAGCGGGTACAGCCGCGTTCCGCCGGCCCCGCTGACCGTTCTCGGGACCCCGGCGATGTTCGCGGCGCGCTGCGCCGCGGTCGGCTGGGTGACGGTGTACGTCGCGGCCTTGACGGCGGTCTTGTAGGCGGCGGCGGCCGCGGAGGCGGAGATCCCGCCGAGCCCGGCCGCCTCCACGAACCTGGCCTGCGACATCCCTTGCGCGACGGCCCGCCGCGCGAAATCCGGGAGCGACCCGCCCGGGATGTTCTTGTCACCGACCCCGGGGATCCCTTGCTTCCCCAGCCATTTCGAGAACCACTGGCCGCCCTTCGCGACCTCATAGCTGACCGCGATCGTCACCCCGATCACGCCCATCGCGCCAAGCCGGGACAACGCCGCCCGTAGTCCTGTCACGGCTCCCGCGGACGTTTTCGCGCTTGTCCCGACACCATGGATCCCGCCGCTCAACGCTCCGAACGCGGTGATCCAACCGGAGATCTTCCAGGCGGCGAACGCGGCCGCGAGCAGCTCGACTTCGTTCTTGGTTCCCCCGACCGCTGAACCGAGAGTCTTGAATGCGTTCGCGACCGCTTCGACGGGGCCTTTGAGGGCGTTGATGATCCCGGTCGCGGTTTGGAGCGCCTGGTTGACGTCGCGTTGCAGCCGGCCGGAGCGGTTCATCTTGTCGAGCCATTCCGAGAGCCGGTTGAGGTACTTGTTCACGGTTGGCAGCAGCGCGGTCCCGATCACGACCTCGGTGTCATGGAGGATCGCGTGGAACCGTTCCTCGGCGGTCGTGCCGGCGGCCGCCTGCCCCGCGAGGCGTTGTGAGGCCTGGGCGATCAACTCGAGCCCGTGCGCGTGCTTCGAGAGGCCGGGGACGGCGCGGCGGAGCGCGGTCTCCTGGCCGCCGAACACCTTCGCGAGCACGTTCGCGGCGTCGGCGAGATCCATGTTCTTCGCGCGGGCGAGGTTCGCGGCGACGCCCTGCAGGCTGATCGACCTGGTGATGTTCCTGGTGCCGCGGTCGAGCACCGTAAGTGCTTTCTCGCTGTCCTCGATCGTGAACCCGAACTTCCCCATCGCGAGCCCGGCCTGCTCGATCGCCTGCCGGTTCGCGGTGAATGACTCACCGGACGCTTTCATCTGCGCGGTCAGCTGCCGGGTCGAGCGTTGCGCGTCGACGGCGGCGTTGATGATCGTCTTGAACGCCTCCCCGACCGCGGAGAAGCCGACGAACGCGCCGGCCGCGACGACCGCGGAGCGTGCGATGTTGTGGAAGCTGCCGGTGATCTTCGCCTCGAACCGTTGCGCCCCGGTCGCGGTCTCCCGGAACGCCCGCTGCAGCGAGCTGGCGTCACCGATGATGTCGACTTCGATCCGGCGCGCCACCTAATCCCCCTGCTGGTGGATGGCGGCGAACAGGTCCAGGCAGCTCATCAGCTGCGCCGGGGTGAGATCACCGACACCGCCAGGGGTAACTCCGAACCAGCCGAGCCGGGGATCCCAGAGATAGGCGGGCTCTCGGGCGACGTCTCCGAGCTCCTCGTCGAATCGGTCCCAGAAGAGCTCGAGCTCCCGTCGGAGCTTCCGGCTGGGGGGCCCACATCACCCTCCTCCTCACTCGCGTCGGTCTCGAGCTGCACCGCCGCGCCGAACGGCGCATCAGCCAGCCGCTCATACACACCCGGGACGTCATCATTCCCGGCCTTCCCGGCCCGCCTGAGTGCGATCACGGCGAACGCGCAGATCAGCTCCGGGTCCGCCCCCTTCAGCCCGTCCTCGATCGTCGTCGGCAAGTAACCGCTGAACCGTTTGATCCAGCCCCATTCCCTTGTGGTGGGTTCGTTGTCGGCGATGTCGAACGGGTAGCGGCCATCCCACGGCGGCACCCCTGTGATCACGATCGTGTCCACTTCAGAGCTCCCAGATCCGGATCACGTCGTCCAAGGCGGCCTCGACCTTCTGCATCGTCTCGGCCTCGTTCGCGTCCAACGCCGGGAGCAGGGCGCGGCGCATCTGCAAGGCGCCGTAGTCGGGCCGTTTCCCCGTCGTTTTCCGGAGCGACTGCTGGACCGCGACGCCGGACTGGCGGACGCGGACCTTGTAGCCGGCCGCGGAGCGGGCGTCGATCGGGCTGAACCTCGCGGCCGCATCCGAGCGGACGAGCTCGCCTGCCTCGCGGAACGCTTTCCGCAGCTCCCGCCGCGAGTTGGTCGGGAGCTCGCGGGAGGCCTTGACGAGCTCCTTCCAGCCTTTGACCTCGATCGTGGCGCCCTGCCTGGGCATCAGGTGGTGAAGAAGTCGAACCCGGTCGCGTCGGCGGCCATGAACGTGACCTGGTACGAGTCTTCGGCGCCGCGTTGCGCACCGGGGCCGTAGTCGTACAGCTTCGCGTTCCCGCGGAGCTCGGGGTTGGTGGCGCTGACCGGGTTGGCGCCGTCGGGGCGCCACTTGAACGCGGTCGTCAACCGGCCCTTGTAGAGCGGGTACAGGGTCGCGTGCACCTCGCCGGCGCCGTAGGAGCCGTAGAAGTCGACGGTGACCGACTGGGTGCGGGCGCCGGGCAGGTACTCGTTGGTGCCGGCCGGGTTGAACCCGGACACGTCGATCTGGGCGTCGCTGAACGCGACCTGCACCTGCCTGGCGAAATCGGACAGGTCGACGAGGTCGCACTGGACATGGTCAGTTAGCGCTATCCGCTTCGGCATCGTTTCCTCCCTTCTTCACGTCCTTCGATTTCGTGATCGAGCCGCGCTCGAGCGCGCGCTGCTCGAGGTCGGGGTCGAGCTCGGCTTCGAACTCCTCGCCGGGCGGAACGTCGTTGAAGGCGACTGGCCCGGTCACCCTGTACTTCGTTTTCATGTCCACGCTCCTACTCTCCATTCGCACCCGATCATGTCGGTGCCGTTGTCGTCGGCGTACCGTCTGAACCCCGACACCGACCCGTTGACGTTGTCGACCGTCGCGAGCTGCCCCACCGCCAACGCCGCCTCGACGCTCGCCGCATCAGCCGGATCGAGCAGCCGCAAAAGCAGTTGCGACGCGGCCTGCGGGTCGGTCATCGCGACCCGGGCGCGGACGGTGAACCACACCCGCTTGCTCGGGATCCCGTAGCCGGCGCCCTGCTGGAACGGCTCCCCCGGATACACGTCGATGCTCGGTGGGGTCGGGTTGCCGTTGAAATACGCGTACACCTGCAACCCGGTGATCTGGCCGCTCAATGGCTGCAGCGCGTCGGCGATCGCGTTCACGGTCTCGTCGAGCGTCATCCGACACCGAACTCGGTCTTCAACGGCAGCAGCGTCAGGTGGTGCCGGTACCACGAATCACGCGCGGCGAACACCGGGACGACGTCGGGGCCGGTCGGGATGATCCCGTACGGGCTGAACGACGATTTCCACAGCTCCGTCGCCCTGTCGAGGTTGACCTGGACGACGAGGGGGGGCGGCGGCGAAGGCGCGGGAGCCGCTGCGGTGTAGCCGAGCTCCCAGTCGATCTCCTCCGCCGCCGCATCGAGGGCGCGCTGCATCGCGTCCTGCTGCGCCGTCGTGGGGGCGGGCAGGTTCAACACACGTTGCAGCTCGCTGATAGTCACGTACGCCATCAGGCCAGCAACAACCTCCCGAGGTAGTCCTTGTTGCCGGTCACCACGTTCCGGCCGAGCCTGTCGGTGGCGTTGCTCGTCCCCGGGGTCGCGTTGACGAGCGGGACACCGAGGTAGTCGTGCGTCATCGTTGTCGTCACGAGCTCCCCCACTTCCGGCTCGTCGTCCGTCTCGGCCTGGTCGTCGGGCTCGACGGCGGTGGCGTCGTCGATCGCGGCGCGGAGCTCGTCCTTCGTCATGTCGTTGTTGGCGGGCGAGACACCCTGCTCGCGCGCGTAGGCGAGCAGCTCGGCCTTGGTCATCTCGTCGAGCTCGGCCTCGCTCATGGTGTCTTCACGACCTTGACGATCCCGGCGCCGGCGATCACCATCGGCGTGAAGTAGCCGGCGTACGCGACCTGGACGCCGAGCACGGACGGCTCGACGACCTGCAAGCTGCCGATCCGGTCCTCGTACACCTCCGCGGCGGCGGTCGAGAGGATCAGCATCCTCTGCGAGCCGATCCCGGAGGACACGAACACCGGGATCCCGGAGATCTGCCCGACGAGGCCGGTCTGGAAGTTGACGGCCTCGAACCCCGGTGAGTAGGCGTTGAAGGGGGTGACGGGCGGGAACACCGGCCCGATCACGGGGAGCATGTCGGGGCCCATGAACGCGACCACACGGCCGGCGCCCCTCGTGGCGGTGTAGATCTTCGAGGCGGCGTCCCACAGCGACGTCTGGATCGCGGCCGCGGTCGCGGCGCCGGTCGGGATCGCGATCCCCGCCGTCGACGCCGTATCGAACGCCGTCGCGGCCGCGGCTTCGGTCTGGATCGCGTACTCCGCCGCCAGGTCGGAGACGACGATATCCATGATCCCCGGCGTCGTGAAATCAACGTCCTGCCTCGAGACGTTGACGTAGCCGCCGTAGGTTGCGGCGGTCCCGGTCAGCTTCGTGATCGTCATCTTCTGGCTGACGAGCTCCGCCTTCTCGGCCGACTGCACCGCGACGCTCGTGTGCTGCGTCACCAGCGGCCTGCTCCAGGTCTGCCCCGGCAACTGCCGCGGCCCCAGCTGCGTCACCAGGGCACGGTTCGAGTCGATGAAGTCGACGACCGGCCCCAGGATCGGGGTCGGGATCAGGCCGGCGTTGTCCGCCGTGGTCTGGTGGCTGGCGGCGCGGTGGTAGATCTCGAGCCTGTCGGCGGCCTCCTGCGTCCCGAGCCGGGCCCGCCACAGCTCGCAGATGTACTCGCCGGCGGAGCGGTACTCCACCTCGCGCGGCGCCGAGGGCTGCTGGTTCATGTAGACGGCGAGCTGGCGGATCCGTTCCGCCGAGTCGCCGCTGATGCGGCGGGCCTCCTCCAAGGGGCCCATCAGCTCGTTCACCTTCGCGATCCGGTTCCGTGTTTCGCTGACGAGCTCGAGCTGGTCGTCGGTCAGGTCTTT